TGCGCCGAAATATGCCGGACAGGACAAAGTAAACCCAGGCTCTATTATTCTCTCCGCTGAGATGATGCTGCGCCATATGGGCTGGACTGAAGCCGCAGACCTGATTGTTAAAGGTATGGAAGGCGCAATCAATGCGAAGACCGTAACCTATGACTTCGAACGTCTGATGGAAGGCGCTAAGCTGCTGAAATGTTCAGAGTTTGGTGATGCGATCATCAAGAATATGTAATCACTACATGTGTTAAATATTGTAACGGGCGTATAACACGCCCGTTGTTTTATGATGATGTAAAATCTTCCCCAAAACTTTCCCCAAAACCCTTCCCCAAAACTGGCTATTTTCTATGCTGTTTTGATATCTACGATAATCCAGTCTTTACCACGATCATCATTGTATCGGTCGGTCATTTTTCTGGATTTATGACCTAACAACTTTTGCGTATCCAGACCCTGTTCCCGATATAACCGTTCTGACAGAGATCGCTGCTCATGAAATGTGGGCGCAGTTCCTGGCTCCCATTTTATGCCACATTTTTCCCTGGCCTTTTTAAAAGCCGTTGTAAGAGTATTTGCAGACACCTGGTCTCCTCTGTTTGCTTGAGAGGTAGTGTGACGGTAATGGACCAGATATTTACTAACAACAGCATCCCTGCACTGAGATATAACTTCACGAAGGGTAATATTCAGAGCATCGCATTTCAGGTTAAGCGGAATAGCAAGTTTTGAACCGGTTTTTTCCTGAGTAATGTGCAACATGTCGTCCCAGATATCAGAGAATTTCAAATTGCAGATATCGCCTAAACGTTGTCCAGTGACAAGAGCAAGTAGCATCCCGCATTTTAAATAGGGCTGCCGTCTGCTTACGCTGTCAAATATTGCCTGCCATTCGGGCAGTGATAATCTTTGGCGGTTTACTCGATTTCGCGGTTGTTTTGTTGCCTGCGCTGGGTTAAATCCTGGCGGAACATGTCCTGCGTGTTGTGCTTCTTTGAAGACGTCGATCAACACCATTCTCACGACTTGCGCCATCCTGTTATGACCTTCAGCCTTTACAGCATCAATTATTTCGGCAATATCAAGTGCGGTAATATCCTTGAGGTGTTGCATTCCACAATGCTCACGGAAAAGACGAATGGGTTTGCCTTTTTGCCGATAGGAGTTGGGTCTTAGTTCATTATGTTGCAGCCTGTCCTCCTGGATAGAAATATATTTATCAAGCCATTCTGTCACCGTAATGTCTGAGCGCCTGCCTTTCATTCTTTCTAGACGCTCATTGACGCTTAATATTTGTCGGGTACGTTGTTCAGCAATAATGGTATTTGCTTCAGTAGCAACTTGTTTTGCTTCATTCTCATCAGTTCCTAAGCTATGAAAACGACCGGATAGTGGATGTTTGTATTGCCAATATACCTTTCCGGTTCGCTTATCTAATTTGCAATATAAATTGGGTATAGAGATTTTGTGAGATCGGGGTCTAGCAGCCATCAGCGATTATCCGTTGGAGTTTTGGGTTTGCGTTTATTGGGAGTTGCGGTTCTGCAAGCGTTCCTACAAAACGGGAATTTCGGTCAATCATCCAGTAGCGACCAACTTTTATAGCGGGTGGGGCCATCATTTTCCCTTGCGCGTATTTTTTCAGAACTCGCTCACTTGGTGCTAAGTCCCCAAATTCTTCTTTAGCCCAGTCCTGTAAAGTGATTAGTCGAGACATTTGTCCTCCTCTTAGCTGCTGAGGGAGTTTGTGACCGATATATCTGACATGATATTAAGCTCATGGCAGGTACATCTCTTGACTGGTCATAGAGATAAATTTAATGCTGAGAAATGCAGTATTGAATTTATCAATTTTTCTATTTCCTGCGTATGGCACGTAACTTCTTAATGTGTTCTGCTGTTTCGATCTCTTCAGCTATCCGATCTGCGTCAGCTTTATTCACAGGTTCAAAGTCATGATTAAAGCGGAACATGCTGGCGATACATGTTCTGCCTTTTCGGATGTAGTGAACTTTGTTGTGAGTGGAACGCAGGATTTTGCAGGGAGTGCCGTGGTGGTCGACGTACCAGGTGTTAGGGTAAATCACTCTGAACATTCTTGACCTTGTGTTGTGCGGATTGTTATTCAGTGCCGATATTTACCTTTATCGCGTATACCTTTACCGGTTTATCACCGAAGTGCGGATGTGTGATTGTCTTCACTTCATATCCGTCATACGGAACATCAACTCTGCGGCTGGAATCGTCGCGCTTCGGATATCCCTTTGTGATAATCAGGCGGTCATGCTTACGGTTAACGAGGCGCTTTTTCCAGTAGTCATTACACAGGCGATACTCTTCCGTTTTCTCTCCGCGAATCATGGCATCGAAGTATTCACCTTTAACGGCAAGTTGCAGGTTAGCCACGGTTAACTCCTTGCTGTGTGGCGTCGAGTAATAAATCCCACAACCGCTGAGAGCAATTTCCGCATGTACAGCGTTGACCCACAACGTTTATCGCGTTGCTGATTTCCGGCGTTACCTGTTTAGGAACCATAACCCAACCATCCGGAGTTACCGGAAGCGAGAACGGCAGCACATCTCTGTGAACAAGTTTTTGCTGTGACAGGTTATCCAGAACTTTCTGTACTGCTGCATCACCGAATACACCAAGCGCATCTGCCATAACTCCTACAACCTGATAAGCCTCAGCGCATACCGTGGATAAACCATCCGGAATTACCGGAGAGTTGCCGGGTTCTTTAATGTGCAAGCGAGGCTCACCATCTTTTGGCTCAGGCCACTGGCGCTCCATGTTGATCTTCAATTTATCTTCCATAGCAACGGTAATTTCAGCATCGCTGATGCCAGCACGGCGCTGTGCATCCCACAACAGAAACTGCATATCAGCCCACTCGCTAAGATCGTCTGGTTCGGCTGCGGCTTCCAGTGCCTCTTTTGAGAGGTGTTTCAGTGGACCAATGGGGCCAACGCAGCCAAATGTGGAGTCAGACCATTTGGCATGCTCGTGGCGAATCTGTTCGCGTTCCAGTGATGCCAGTGCAATTCGTGCTAGTTCCATTTGTTCGCCACGAGTAAGCCCGTTTTCAAGCGGATTTTTAATGAACAATTCAATACGTTCTTTGGTAATAGTGGTCATGTGTTAATCCTCAAAACTTTATGCCCGGGCGCAAAAGTACGTGTTTTGTCTTTGCTTATTCGCCACCCGTCTTTACGGGCCTCTTTTGCACAACCAGACCATGACGTACCGATATACTCACCGAAGTCTGGCACTGGATATACACCTTCCGTACACTGGCGACAATCACAATAGAGATGCATGGTGTAACTTGCGGCAATAGCCATATCACTCTCTTTTTCCCTGAAGCATGGCAGCGTGGCAGGCATCCTCTACGCCCTTAACTGCATCTGCGCAGTAGTTATAGCGATTGCATTCCACTAACTTCTGCCTGAGATTTTCAATTGCTTGCGCGACATCAGCCTGTATTACAGGAACTGGCGGAACGGCTGTCTGCTGCTCTCGAACGTCATTAGTCGCTATCGGTTCTGCTGCCAACTGACTGGCATATTTGTTAATGGTAACGATAAGCTCTTGCTCAGCCTCATCCAGACAATCACCGATACCTCGCCTGTCGCCGTCAAAATCATCGAAATCAGCACGAACTCTGGCAAATTTCAGGATTGCGGACAACACCTCACCAGGAATTACCGGAGAGTTGGTTGACGTTTCCGAAATTTCCCGAAAATTATTGGTTGACGAATTCGCGTTTTCCCGAAAGTTTCCGGCATGAAGCATAGCCGCGCGGCAGGCGTTCCAGCCTCTCACCTCTGCAATAGCGGCAACAGCATCGACCGCGTACATGCTAAGAGGGTTAGGCATTGGTTTTTCTTCAGGTACTACTGGCACTGGCTTGGCATATATAGCGGCTGAACATACCAACCCTTTGATAACCAACTGTCAGCAATGTTTTTACTCCTCGTTATTGCCGGAATACCTAAGCCATTGTCTGAATGCAGCCATGCCACCGGATTCTCTTCCAGCGATGCCAGAGCAATTTCATAAGCCCGGCGCTCAACATTGTCTCGCACATCCAAACTGCTGATACGCTCTTTGATTTCTTTAATCAGTTCTTTGTCGGTAAAAGTGCTCATATCAATCTCCATTGGTATCAATGTTTACAGCCTGACAAGACTCTTTGAGCACCCAGTCAATAGCGTCTTTCCATGCCTCTGTTTCGACTGGTGGATTTTCACGCTTAACCTGTTCATAGAAGCGCACTGCTTTAACCAGTCCTTCCGGTACTACTGGTGATGGCTGTTTAGCTTCTAAATCAGCAATTCTGTCAACCACGGCATCGACAGCATCTGAAAAGCCGAACCAGTTGCTCCACTCCGGCTCATCCCCGGTTGCTGCAAAGTACATATCTGCTAAAGCAGATTCAGCATGGTCACGCTCGTTAATGAGTTGCTCTTCGCTTTTCTCCAGTTCAGCAATACGCTTACCCCCATCCGAGATAACACCTTCGTAATACTCACGCTGCTCGTTGAGTTTTGATTTTGTCTCCTCAAGCTCAACTCTCAGCTTCCCAACAGTAAGAGCAATATCCTCGTTCTCCTGGTCGCGGCGTTTTATGTATTGCTGGTTTCTTTCCCGTTCATCCAGCAGTGCCAGCACAGTAGCCGGATTGGCTGCGGCGATGAATTCAGCATTGGCCTGCTGTTCCATTTGGAAATCTTCATCGAAACCGCTTTCTGGATGCGCTCCTTCAATTCTGCAAATGGGAATATATCCAGCAACTTCACGATGAATTAGCGCATAATCACCATCAAATCGGCTCTCTCCATATTCGAGCGACCACTCACCACACGTTGCTTTTTCTGCCGCTTCACGCAGTGCCTGATAGTTAATTTCGCTCACTTCGAACCTCTCTGTTTACTGATAAGCTCCAGATCCTCCTGGCAACTTGCACAAGTCCGACAACCCTGAACGACCAGGCGTCTTCGTTCATCTATGGGATCGCCACACTCACAACAATGAGTGGCGGATATAGTCTGGTAGTTCAGACGACGCATTTTTATTGCTGTATTGCGCTGTAATTCTTCAATTTCTGATGCTGAATCAATGATGTCCGCCATCTTTCATTAATCCCTGAATTGTTGGTTAATACGCTTGAGGGTGAATGCGAATAATAAAAAAGGAGCCTGTAGCTCCCTGATGATTTTGCTTTTCATGTTCACCGTTCCTTAAACATGCCGATCGCCAGGCTTAAATGAGTCGGTGTGAATCCCATCAGCGTTACCGTTTCGCGGTGCTTCTTTAGTACGCTACGGCAAATGTCATCGACGTTTTTATCCGGAAACTGCTGTCTGGCTTTTTTGATTTCAGAATTAGCCTGACGGGCAATGCTGCGAAGGGCGTTTTCTTGCTGAGGTGTCACTGAACAAGCCCCATGTCGGCAAGCATAAGCACACAGAATATGAAGCCCGCTGCCAGAAAAATGCATTCAGTGGTTGTCATACCTGGTCTCTCTCATCTGCTTCTGCTTTCGCCACCATCATTTCCAGCTTTTGTGAAAGGGATGTGGCTAACGTATGAAATTCTTCGTCTGTTTCTACTGGTATTGGCACAAACCTGACTCCAATTTGAGCAAGGCTATGTGCCATCTCAATACTCGTTCTTAACTCAACAGGAGATGCTTTGTGCATACCGCCTCCCGTTTATTATTTATCTTCTCAGCCAGCCGCTGTGCTTTCAGTGGATTTCTGATAACAGAAAGGCCGGGAAATACCCAGCCTCGCTTTGTAACGGAGTAGACGAAAGTGATCGCGCCTACCCGGATATTATCGTGAGGATGCGTCATCGCCATTGCTCCCCAAATACAAAACTAATTTCAGCCAGTGCCTCGTCCATTTTTTCGATGAACTCCGGCACCATCTCGTCAAAACTCGCCATGTACTTTTCATCCCGCTCAACCACGACATAATGCAGTCCTTCACGCTTCATACGCGGGTCATAGTTGGCAAAGTACCAGGCATCTTTTCGCGTCACCCACATGCTGTACTGCACCTGGGCCATGTAAGCCGATTTTATGGCCTCGAAACCACCGAGCCGGAACTTCATGAAATCCCGGGAGGTAAACGGGCATTTCAGCTCAAGGCCGTTGCCGTCACTGCATAAACCATCGGGAGAGCAGGCGGTGCGCATACTTTCGTCGCGATAGATGATCGGGGATTCAGTAACATTCACGCCGGAAGTAAACTCAAACAGGGCTCTGGCGTCGTTCTCGTACTGTTTTCCCCAAGCCAGCGCCTTAGCGTTAACTTCCGGAGCCACACCGGTGCAAACCTCAGCAAGCAGGGTGTGGAAGTAGGACATTTTCATGTCAGGCCATTTCTTTCCGGAGCGGGGTTTTGCTATCACGTTGTGAACTTCTGAAGCGGTGATGACGCCGAGCCGTAATTTGTGCCATGCATCATCCCCCTGTTCGACAGCTCTCACGTCGATCCCGGTACGCTGCAGGATAATGTCCGGTGTCATGCTGCCACCTTCTGCTCAGTGGCTTTCTGTTTCAGGAATCCAAGAGCTTTCACTGCTTCGGCCTGTGTCAGTTCTGACGATGCGCGAATGTCGCGGCGAAATATCTGGGAACAGAGCGGCAATAAGTCGTCATCCCATGTTTTATCCAGGGCGATCAGCAGAGTGTTAATCTCCTGCATGGTTTCATCGTTAACCGGAGTGATGTCGCGTTCCGGCTGACGTTCTGCAGTGTATGCGGTATTTTCGACAATGCGCTCGGCTTCATCCTTGTCATAGATACCAGCAAATCCGAAGGCGAGACGGGCACACTGAATCATGGCTTTATGCCGTAACATCCGTTTGGGATGCGACTGCCACGGCCCCGTGATTTCTCTGCCTTCGCGGGTTTTGAATGGTTCGCGGCGGCATTCATCCATCCACTCGGTAACGCAGATCGGATGATTGCGGTCTTTGCGGTAAATCCGGCATGTACATGATTCATTGTCCTGCTCAAAGTCCATACCATCAAACTGCTGGTTTTCATTGATGATGCGGGACCAGCCATCAACGCCCACCACCGGAACAATGCCGTTCTGCTTATCAGGGAAGGCGTAAATTTCTTTCGTCCACGGATTAAGGCCGTACTGGTTGGCGACGATCAACAATGCGATGAACTGCGCATCGCTGGCATCACCTTTAAATGCCGTCTGGCGAAGAGTGGTGATCAGTTCCTGTGGGTCGACAGAATCCATGCCGACACGTTCAGCCAGCTTCCCTGCCAGCGTTGCGAGTGCTGTACTCATCCGTTTTATACCTCTGAATCAATATCAGCCTGATGGTGAGCAATGGTTTCAACTATGTACCGGATGTGTTCTGCCATGCGCTCCTGAAACTCAACATCGTCATCAAACGCACGGGTAATGGCTTTTTTGCTGGCCCCGTGGCGTTGTAAATGATCGATGCATAGCGATTCAAACAGGTGCTGGGGCAGGCCTTTTTCCATGTCGTCTGCCAGTTCTGCCTCTTTCTCTTCACGGGCGATCTGCTGGTAGTGACGCGCCCAGCTCTGAGCCTCAAGACGATCCTGAATGTAATAAGCGTTCATGGCTGAACTCCTGAAAATGGCTGTGAAAATATCGCCCGCGAAATGCCAGGCTGATTAGGAAAACAGGAAAGGGGGTTAGTGAATGCTTTTGCTTGATCTCAGTTTCAGTATTAATATCCATTTTTTATAAGCGTCGACGGCCTCACGAAACATCTTTTCATCGCCAATAAAAGTGGCGATAGTGAATTTAGTCTGGATAGCCATAATTGTTTGATCCATTTTTTGGGACTCCTGGCTGATTAAGTATGTCGATAAGGCGTTTCCATCCGTCACGTAATTTACGGGTGATTCGTTCAAGTAAAGATTCGGAAGGGCAGCCAGCAACAGGCCACCCTGCAATGGCATATTGCATGGTGTGCTCCTTATTTATACATAACGAAAAACGCCTCGAGTGAAGCGTAATTGGTATGCGGTAACGCCGCGCTCAGGCGGCCTTGATAGTCATATCATCTGAATCAAATATTCCTGATGTATCGATATCGGTAATTCTTATTCCTTCACTACCATCCATTGGAGGCCATCCTTCCTGACCATTTCCATCATTCCAGTCGAACTCACACACAACACCATATGCATTTAAGTCGCTTGAAATTGCTATAAGCAGAGCATGTTGCGCCAGCATGATTAATACAGCATTTAATACAGAGCCGTGTTTATTGAGTCGGTATTCAGAGTCTGACCAGAAATTATTAATCTGGTGAAGTTTTTCCTCTGTCATTACGTCATGGTCAATTTCAATTTCTATTGATGCTTTCCAGTCGTAATCAATGATGTATTTTTTGATGTTTGACATCTATTCATATCCTCATAGATAAAAAATCGCCCTCACACTGGAGGGCAAAGAAGATTTCCAATAATCAGAACAAGTCGGCTCCTGTTTAGTTACGAGCGACATTGCTCCGTGTATTCACTCGTTGGAATGAATACACAGTGCAGTGTTTATTCTGTTATTTATGCCAAAAATAAAGGCCACTATCAGGCAGCTTTGTTGTTCTGTTTACCAAGTTCTCTGGCAATCATTGCCGTCGTTCGTATTGCCCATTTATCGACATATTTCCCATCTTCCATTACAGGAAACATTTCTTCAGGCTTAACCATGCATTCCGATTGCAGCTTGCATCCATTGCATCGTTTGAATTGTCCACACCATTGATTTGTATCAATAGTCGTAGTCATACGGATAGTCCTGGTATTGTTCCATCACATCTTGAGGATGCTCTTCGAACTCTTCAAATTCTTCTTCCATATATCACCTTAAATAGTGGATTGCGGTAGTAAAGATTGTGCCTGTCTTTTAACCACATCAGGCTCGGTGGTTCTCGTGTACCCCTACAACGAGAAATCGGATAAACTCTATTCACCCCTACAGAGAGCAAAAGAGAAACGCCGATGAACAACTCATGGTGGCAGGAACTAATGCATTTTTTCCTGCAAGGAATGACACTTAAACAGTTGATTCATATGCTAATCATCCTGATCATATTGATTATTGTTATGCCGGTAAGCGTAAAAGAATGGATAAACCTGCATAGTCCAGAAATCCTTCCTCATTACTGGATGTATTACATCCTGTTGTTTTGCGTTAGCTATGTGCTTAACGGCGTTGTTAATTCCGCTTATCACGCTGTGACTGAAAGAATTGAGGTATTCGCTGCTCAGAAGCGCAAATCTAAAGAAGAAAAATATGTGCAAGATTTGTTTGATTCGTTAACTCTTGGAGAAAGAGCGTATTTGGCATTCGCTGTAGCCGCTAATAACCAGCTACAAACGGAAAAGGGCGCTCATGAATCAATTTCATTGCTCAAAAAAGGACTCCTCGTTCGAAGGCCTCCTGCTGTTGGATATCCTGATACCGACCGTTTCGTTATCCCTGAAAGCTATAGACATGAGTGCTACATTAGGTTTGCCGGGAAGGCAGACAGCCTTATGGATGAACTTATCGCTCAGGATAAGCATGGCAAAAACAAGTAATTAGCAAATGAATTTATCATCTCGCCGTCAGTTGTTTTGATTTCCGGTAGCCTGCCGCGTAAAGAGCTACGTTCGGAAGACAAGTTGAACCTTCATATTTTCTGGTCAACGTTGTCAGAGTTATCACTTCTGCTCTCATTGCTGGTTTGAGCTTGCATTGCAAGACCACTCGTGAAGGGGTTGGCCTGTGTAGCTTGTCGGAGCTGATCGCCTCCTGACTTTGCAGATTTGCGCGACGAGCTCTACGGCGAGAAGCTGCGGTGCCTTTAAATTCTGTTTTTCTGGACATGGATTCCTCCCGAATAAACTTTGGCGATGCAATCTCGAAGCTCCTCCTGAGACGGTTGCTTCGGCATTGCATCCCACAGCTTATGTGGTTGGGTGATCTGGCTTTTCAGCCACGTAGTCGAGAGTCGACGTTGTTTAAAGAGCCTGCCAGTCTGTTCCATTTGGCTTCCAGCGTCCTGCTGACGGTTAAATAGTACGATATGTACTTTACAAGATCAATACAATTTGTTGTAAGTTGGCGTGGTTTTTTATAACGCTTTGTATTTAATAGTGTTGTTTTTTAGCGTGGATGTATTGCCTCGGCGATGTAAGGAGAGATCAGAATTGCGTGGTTTAGTGGGTTGCATCTATTTATTTTTCAATAAATATAATTGGTTATGTGTTTTTAGGTGGGCGAACGTGAGGCAAAGAAAACCCGGCGCTGAGGCCGGGTTGTATTATGCTGCAAGTCTCTTAACCCAAGTCTCTCTTTTGGAGAATGGTAGAACTTGGCTTGATTCATGGAAGAGTAAGGAGAGTTGTTGCATTTGATCACCAATTGCTTCGCTGTCTATAACAACAAATCTGTTGTTATACTCCTCACTTGAAGCTTTAAGATCAATTAGTTTCCCAAGCAATGAGTAAGCACTATTCCAGCTTCCTCCGTGTTTCACGCTTGATGTAAAAACGTATTTAGGTATGTCGGTTTTTATTGTTACAGGGACGGTAATTTGATGTCCACTCAAGCCATATACGTTTTCACGAAGAGAAAGTGCGTCTCTAAGCTCTGTGTGATATAGATAATCAATAACCATACTTTCAAACTTTTCAGCTTGAACTGGCTGATACCAGTCTAACGACAAAGTTGATGCGAGTATACCAGCTCTAATTATGTTCGATGTAATCGCACCGACATCCTTTTCTGTTGCCCAAGCAATGATTTCTCCTCGAGCATTGAGTTCTGCGCCTTCTTTAAGCAGTAATTGTCGTATCTCATCAAGTCGTTTTTTGGTAAGCGAGATCCCTCTTGCCTCCATATTCATTAAGGCATCGCATCTGTCACTAACTAAATACCTACCATTGACTTCACGGATAAAGGCACCGACATGCTCTCCATCATCACAGTAAGTGAATGGACTGATAATTCTCAAGGTCTTGCCTATTGGATGGCATTCGAAACCTAGTTGTGAGATCACTGTTGAGCACATCATATTCCAAACCCCATTTGCCCCGACTCATCTTCAAGCGGTAAAGGTATTCTCCCAGAGTAAGTTATGTTCAGATGTTTACAGAAGTAATTCCAATACCCTACCAGGTCATCTGGGTTTATGTCATCTTCGATTGGAAACGCTATTCTATCACTATAGTATCCAGCTTCTTCATAGTATACATGGTAGTGAGCACCGTAAATGATATCTTGGTACTTCGGATGATCGACCTTGTAACTATTCGTGTGTTTGTCAAAGTGATAGGTATCTACCGCGAAAACCCTCTTGTTATGATAGAAAGCAATAATATTTATTTTAGGGTAAGAAATCGGGTCATCAGGTTCTGAATCCTGATCTGGTTTCCATTTCAGTTCAAACTTTAGCCCTTGTATAGGTATACAATCCTCATCCAAGGGGATGATATGGGCTTGTAGCCACATATCAGAGCGACTTGGTTTCTGTTTCCATTTAACGCCAGAAAAGTTAACTATTTTTTTACAATAAAGTACTTTATCAACTTCTACTTGGCTTGGCTGATAATCATCTATTTTTGCCAATGTTTACCGCCCTGTAAATTGTAGATAAAAGTGGTTTCATCACCCAAACGTCTCTTCAGGCCATTGGCTGGCGATAACTTTCCCCACAACGGAACAACTCTCATTGCATGGGATCATTGGGTATTGTGGGTTTAGTGGCTGTAGAAACACCTGACCGCTATCCCTGATCAGTTTCTTGAAGGTAAATTCATCACCACCAAGTCTGGCTATGCAGAAATCGCCGGGCTCAACAGCTTGCTCAGGGTCAACCAGAATTAACATCCCGTCAGGAAAGCTGGGTTTGGAACCTGTTGGTGCGGTCATTGAGTTACCTTCAACCTCAAGCCAGAATGCAGAGTCACTGGCTTTTTTGGTTGTGCTTACCAATCTCTCCGCATCGCCTTTGGTAAAGGTTCTGAGTTCTGGAGAGAACATCCCAGCCTGAACATGAGAAAAAACAGGGTACTCATATTGTTTTTTAACTGGGGCCGATGAGTATTCGCCAACAGGTGAAAATGTCCCGTCGTGGTTGAATGATATGTTATCAATACCAAGGTATTTAAACACCACACCAATATCACTAAGAGATGGATGACGAGATCCGCGCAACCAGTGTCCAATCCCACCCTGCGTCATACCTAGCTCTTCGGCTAACTTCTCTTGAGTTATGCCGAGCTCTTTCATTCTGGATCTAGCCAGTTCATACCATTTCATTTTCATGTCCTTATTATTACGCTCTGTACTGGAACCATCCATGCACAATGTGTATTTTTACTTGTATTCGCAAAGTACATATTGTATTTTTTTATTCGTGTTTACTATGGAGGGCATATGAGCAACCTACGAAAATATCGAGAGTCACTGAATATCTCTCAAACAACACTTGCTAAGGCAGTTGGATGCACACAGGGAGCTATCGGACATTGGGAATCTGGTCGTCGCTTCCCAGACCTTAAAACATGCCGTGCTCTTGTTGCGTGCCTAAACAAGTTAGGCGCAAAAGTCAGTCTTGATGACGTGTTCCCGCCGGAACACAAAGCCGCTTAATAAGCGGATCCGCTCTTTGTAACAACGGACATTCGTCCTACGTCGCTGAAAAGCGAGTTCCAAGATATCTGACCAACTAAGGCCATATGCGTTTCCACGCATACCTTTCAACTAACTATTCACTATTGGAAATCTTAAGAAATGGAAAGAACAAGTTACAGCAAACTATCACAGCGTGACGTTGATCGCGCAGAAACAGATTTACTTATCAATCTGTCAGCTATTACCCAGCGCGGTCTGGCAAAGATGATTGGCTGTCATGAATCGAAGATAAGCAGAACGGACTGGAGATTTATTGCTTCGGTCTTGTGTGCTTTCGGAATGGCATCAGACATCAGTCCGATTAGCAGGGCTTTTAAGTATGCGCTTGATGGACTCACCAATAAAAAACGCCCGGCGGCAACCGAGCGTTCTGAACAAATCCAGATGGAATTCTGAGGTCATTACTGGATCAATCCACAGGAGTCATTATGACAAATACAGCAAAAATACTCAACTTCTGCAGAGGTAACTTTGCCAAACAGGAGCGTAATGTGGCAGATCTCGATGATGGTTACGCCAGACTATCAAATATGCTGCTTGAGGCTTATTCAGGCGCAGATCTGACCAAGCGACAGTTTAAAGTGCTGCTTGCCATTCTGCGTAAAACCTATGGATGGAATAAACCAATGGACAGAATCACCGATTCTCAACTTAGCGAGATTACAAAGTTACCCGTCAAACGGTGCAATGAAGCCAAGTTAGAACTCGTCAGAATGAATATTATCAAGCAGCAAGGCGGCATGTTTGGACCAAATAAAAACATCTCAGAATGGTGTATCCCTCAAAACGAGGGAAAATCCCCTAAAACGAGGGATAAAACATCCCTCAAATTGGGGGATTGCTATCCCTCAAAACAGGGGGACACAAAAGACACTATTACAAAAGAAAAAAGAAAAGATTATTCGTCAGAGAATTCTGGCGAATCCTCTGACCAGCCAGAAAACGACCTTTCTGTGGTGAAACCGGATGCTGCAATTCAGAGCGGCAGCAAGTGGGGGACAGCAGAAGACCTGACCGCCGCAGAATGGATGTTTGACATGGTGAAGACCATCGCGCCATCAGCCAGAAAACCGAATTTTGCAGGGTGGGCTAACGATATCCGCCTGATGCGTGAACGTGACGGACGTAACCATCGCGACATGTGTGTACTGTTCCGCTGGGCATGCCAGGACAACTTCTGGTCCGGTAACGTGCTGAGCCCGGCCAAACTCCGCGACAAGTGGACCCAGCTCGAAATCAACCGTAACAAGCAACAGGCAGGTGTGACAGCCTGCAAACCAAAACTCGACCTGACAAACACTGACTGGATTTACGGGGTGGATTTATGAAAAACATCGCCGCACAGATGGTTAATTTTGACCGTGAGCAGATGCGTCGGATCGCCAACAACATGCCGGAACAGTACGACGAAAAGCCGCAGGTACAGCAGGTAGCGCAGATCATCAACGGTGTGTTCAGCCAGTTACTGGCAACTTTCCCGGCGAGTCTGGCTAACCGTGACCAGAACGAACTGAACGAAATCCGCCGCCAGTGGGTTCTGGCTTTCCGGGAAAACGGGATCACCACAATGGAACAGGTTAACGCAGGAATGCGCGTAGCCCGTCGGCAGAATCGACCATTTCTGCCATCACCCGGGCAGTTTGTTGCATGGTGCCGGGAAGAAGCATCCGTTATCGCCGGACTGCCAAACGTCAGCGAGCTGGTTGATATGGTTTACGAGTATTGCCGGAAGCGAGGCCTGTATCCGGATGCAGAGTCTTATCCGTGGAAATCGAACGCGCACTACTGGCTGGTTACCAACCTGTACCAGAACATGCGGGCCAATGCGCTGACTGACGCGGAATTACGACGCAAGGCTGCCGATGAACTGACCTGTATGACAGCGCGAATTAACCGTGGTGAGACGATACCTGAACCAGTAAAACAACTTCCTGTCATGGGCGGCAGACCTCTAAATCGTGTTCAGGCGCTGGCGAAGATCGCAGAAATTAAAGCTAAGTTAGGACTGAAAGGAGCAAGTGTATGACGGGCAAAGAGGCAATTATTCATTACCTGGGGACGCATAATAGCTTCTGTGCGCCGGACGTTGCCGCGCTAACAGGCGCAACAGTAACCAGCATAAATCAGGCCGCGGCTAAAATGGCACGGGCAGGTCTTCTGGTTATCGAAGGTAAGGTCTGGCGAACGGTGTATTACCGGTTTGCTACCAAGGAAGAACGGGAAGGAAAGATGAGCACGAACCTGATTTTTAAGGAGTGTCGCCAGAGTGCCACGATGAAACGGATATTGGCGGTATATGGAGTTAAAAGATGACCATCTACATCACTGAGCTAATAACAGGCCTGCAGGTAATCGCAGGCCTTTTTATTTGGGGGAGAGGGAAGTCATGAAAAAACTAACCTTTGAAATTCGATCTCCGGCACATCAGCAAAACGCTATTCACGCAGTACAGCAAATCCTTCCAGACCCAACCAAACCAATCGTAGTAACCATTCAGGAACGCAACCGCAGCTTAGACCAAAACAGGAAGCTATGGGCCTGCTTAGGTGACGTCTCTCGTCAGGTTGAATGGCATGGTCGCTGGCTGGATGCAGAAAGCTGGAAGTGTGTGTTTACCGCAGCATTAAAGCAGCAG